AACAAAAAAAGGTAGGCCACCAAAAAAGTAAGCGGTTGGTCTACTAGGTTCTAGTTCTCCGCATTTCTAGAGCCGATACCTCAGAGTGTTTCATGGTCTGCTCACTCTGGGGTATTTTATTTTAAAAAGGAATATCGTTGTCGTTACCTTTATATGATGGTGGTATGTCTTTACGACTAGGTTGATAGTCATTATCTACATCAAACATACTAACCATTATTGATCCAGAATTTTCTTTACCACTAAAATCAGGTATCCCTGCAAAATTTACCCATTTATCAATAAGCATAAATTGCTTGC